CCACTACTGTACCGGGTAATCCAAATGTTAACCCCTATTATCCTGCGTATAGTAACTATAATACTTACTATCCGGCATTTAGTTATAATACCGCAGTACCGGGAAATTATGGAGGAACAAATTACGTGTTAGGAGTGGCATTACCGGGAGGGGCTGCAGATAGCGCTGCACCAGTGGTCGGACCGACTACAATTTCCATCGATTACACCAATGCAGGAACACCAATATCGGTTCCCCCTGGTGGATATGTAACAGTTAACTACAAACCAAAAACTGCTCCATAATCTATAAAAGATATCAATCTAAAGTTTATTAGTAAATATAGATAGAGAATCTAATATCCAGGAGATTAATCGATGACTACTTTCTATTGTGTTGATAAAGAATTTAAAACTGTACTATCAGCAGGGCCGGTACCCGAAGTGTGGGGAACCATTTCAGGAATGGCTGATCTAGATCGAGCGACTCTAGCAGATCTATCCTGGGCCAACTATCCCAAGCATGGCTTTATACCACGCGATGAAGCCTTGGAACTTGGCATAACTAGCGAAGCATTGGATTATGCAGATTACCTACAGAAGAAACTCACTGTTCCTGACTCTATCACCATGAGACAGACCAGGCTTGGGTTATTAAACATTGGAAAATTAGACGATGTTGAAGCCGCTGTTGTAGATCGACCGGTAAAAATTGAATGGGAATACGCAACAACAGTTAATCGAGTTAATTCTACTATTGTGAATGTTTTCCAATCCATCGGAATGACTGATGACGAGATCGACGATTTGTTTATTGCTGCAAAAGATCTTTGATGTAATTTTAAATAAATAGTTGATTACCGAGACTCTTAAATTATGGCCACAAATTTACCAAGTTTAACCAATCCTACCGATTACGAAACCCTATTTCTTGTGCAGGATTCTGGTGTAAATCAAACCCTAACTGTATCTAGGGCTAGACTACTACTTGGTAATATGATTGGACCGGTCGGCCCACGAGGGGTCCAAGGTGTGCAGGGCGTACAAGGCGTACAGGGTGTACAAGGTATACAGGGTGTGCAGGGCGTACAGGGCGTACAAGGATCTCTGGGTGTACAAGGCGTACAAGGTGTACAAGGAACAACTGGTGCTCAAGGAACAACGGGTAGTCAAGGAACCACAGGTAGTCAAGGAGTGCAAGGCCTTCAAGGAGTACAGGGCACACAAGGCGTTCAAGGAACAGCAATACAAGGAACTACAGGTGCTCAGGGAACAACAGGTAGCCAGGGAACTCAAGGTGTCCAAGGTACAGCAATTCAAGGAACTACAGGTGCTCAGGGAACAACAGGTAGCCAGGGAACTCAAGGCGTTCAAGGGCCTCAGGGAACTCAAGGTGTGCAAGGGCCCCAAGGAACTCAAGGTGTGCAAGGGTCTCAAGGTACGCAAGGTATACAGGGCACTACAGGTAGCCAAGGTGTGCAAGGAATAGCAATTCAAGGAACTACAGGTAGCCAAGGCGTTCAAGGTACAGCAATTCAAGGTGTACAGGGATTAGCCGGTAGTGTACAGGGAACTACAGGTAGCCAAGGCGTTCAAGGTACAGCAATACAAGGAGTACAAGGACAAGCAGGTACTTCACAAGGAACAACAGGTAGCCAGGGCGTTCAAGGTGTTCAAGGTATAGCAATTCAAGGTGTACAGGGATTAGCCGGTACTACACAAGGAACCACAGGTAGTCAAGGCACAACTGGTGCTCAAGGCACCCCAGGAACAGGTAGTCAAGGACCAGCCGGTACTACACAAGGAACCACAGGTAGTCAAGGCACAACTGGTGCTCAAGGCACAACTGGTGCTCAAGGCACAACGGGTACTCAAGGCACAACGGGTACTCAAGGACCAACGGGTACTCAAGGACCAACTGGTGCGCCATCCACAGTAGCAGGACCACCTGGACCGCCATCCGCAGTAGCAGGACCACCTGGGCCACCTGGTTCGCCCTCTTCGGTAGCAGGACCACCTGGACCACCTGGGGCCGGCGCGGGGGTAACATTTAACAGCGGAACTACTAACAGAATAGCATACTATAGCGGATCTACCGCTATTTCTAATGATTCAGGATTTACCACCAATGGATCGGGAACACTATCATGCGTAAATATCACTGCCACATCTGATGAAAGATTAAAAACCAATATTAGAGTAATTGAAAATGCGCTAGATAAAGTTGATCAACTACGCGGTGTACTATTCACAAGAATATCCAACAACGAAGAAAGCACAGGTGTTATTGCACAAGATTTGTTACCGGTTATACCAGAAGCGGTGTCACTCAACCACGATGGCTATTATGCTGTGGCGTATGGAAATTTAGTAGGATTACTAATTGAAGCAGTTAAAGAACTTAAGAAAGAAATAAACCTTATCAACGAAAGACTGAAATAAATGGCATTACCTGCATCCGGAACAATTAATCTCTTAGCAATACAAACCGAGTTTAGTACATCGGGATTAGCCGCCTCTGCAGTGGCCGGCATTCCCAGTACTACATTGGTAGGTAGTGATCTACAGCCAGATCGCAGTATGCAGGATTTTTATGGAAGGAGTTCTTTCACTCCTACCCTATATGATTATACAACAGGGGGTGTATATACTTGGGTTAAGCCAAGTGGTTGTAACATCATAACAGCAATTTGCGTAGCAAGTGGCGGCGCTGGTGGTGGATGCTACGCTGGCACTCCTGGCATCGCCGGCGCTACAAGTGACGGAAGTGGGGGTGGTGCAGGTCAGGCCTATTTCTTCGCCAGTGCAGTAACTGCTAATATGACTCTTATTGTGGGTGCCAGTGCCAGTGGCAATTATGCAGCAGATGGTAATAGTGGAAACCCCAGTGCCATGTCTGGCGGCGGCATAAGCGTGAGTTGTAATGGTGGCGGTCCTGGTATTGCAGCTAATGAATATTCCTCTAATGGACCTAGGGGTGGAACCAGTGGAGCTGGTTTTACTGGTGGTTATGGTGGCAGTAACGACGATGGCTCTGCCGGTGGTGGCGGTGGTAATAGTGCTAATGGTTACAATTCTTATGATAGCCCCAACGGTTCTCTTGGCGGCGCGGGCAGTACGTATACCATAAACGGAACTAGTTATTATTGCAGTCCAGGCGGCACTGGGGGTGGATATGGCGGTACATATACTGGACCAAGCTATTATGGTGCAGGTGGTAATGGTGTCGCGCCGTTTTTTCAGCATATCTTTACAGGTTGGCCCAGCGGTGGTGGAAGAATTATATTCTATGCAACTGCATAATTCATTACTATAAATAGAAAAAGGATTTTTAAAATATGGAAGGTATAACACAAGTTTGGAAGATTACTCGATTAGTTATTTTACCAAAATTAGGAACACTGACCGATGTCATTTCTGGAATAGAATGGGCAGTGGTCACCAATGCCAGTGCTATTGGTGGAGAAAGACATGTTTCTATTGGACATTCTACTTTGAATTTGCCAATTATAGACAGTTTTACTCCCTTGGAATCCATTAGTCGTGAACAGGCATTAAGTTGGGTTCAGGATATGTTGGGCGTCAGTAAAGTAAAAGAACTTGAAGCAACGGCAGCTCAATATGTATTAGCAACCTTGCTCAAAGATCAAAATCAAACAATCATAGTCGAACCCCAATCAATAACTGATTTGAGTTGGATTGAAACAATTGATTAACAATAATATATAGTATATTATTAATAAGAGTTAAAATAAATGGCATTACCCACATCCGGCAATATTGATCTACTGGCAATTCAAACGGAGTTTGGTACTTCGGGATTGGCTACCTCCGCAGTAGCCGGCATTCCTGGTACCAGTTTAGTGGGAGATGATCTACAGCCAGATCGCAGCCTAACAGATTTTTATGGCAGGTCGGCGGGATATAACATCATTGTAAATTCTTTTCAAACCAATTATAATTTAGCAGGTGCTGTTTATTATGCAGGCTGGGATTTCGTTTCACCTGTAAAAGCCACTATAACCATAACCACCGGAACGTACATATGTGGTACCGCGTACAGTATTGCATTAAGAACTGGTTCATTTCCGGCTGGATCCAATATCACCTTGTATAATTATGGAACCATATTGGGGTCCGGTGGTGACGGGGGAAATGGTGGATACGTTTACGCCTATAACAATATTTCCGCAGGGAACGGTGGAAATTCAGGCGGTACATGCTTTTATGTAGAGAGTGCCATTACAGTCTATAATTACGGTACAATATCAGGCGGTGGCGGAGGAGGAGGTGGTGGCGGTGCAGCCTACTGCACCGATGCTTACACCTTTGAAGTTTTAGGACCCGGCGGCGGCGGAGGTGGTGGTCAAGGTGGTGCCCTCACTGGTGGTAACGAAAGCGGGGTCGGCGGCTTGGGCGGGGGCACAGGCAGCGGCTATCCAAACGGTGGAAGGGGGATTGGTGGCACAATCTACGGATCGGGCAGTGGCGGAGCCGGAACAAACTATAACAATGGCAATCTTGCCATTGGCGGAACAGGAGGAGCAGGCGGGTCAATGGGAAGTAATGGTGCCGCTGGCGGGAGCGGCTACTACTTCTCTGGATTCTACGGTGTAAAGAGTGCAGGTGGCGCAGGTGGTAGTGCTGGCTATGCAGTTGCCGGTAATTCTCTTGTAACCTGGGGTGCAACAGGTACACGCTACGGTACAATCGCATAAAAAAGGATAAAAAATATGAACGAAATTAAATCTTATAGTTATCGAGTCGAGCGAGTGGATCAAGACCTTGATCTCATGGAATTGATTTATCAAAGTCCAGATTTGCCCGATGTATTAGTTGGTGCTCCCTTACCACGTGGAACACAGACTGTGGACGATATTGCTCGCATGTATGTTCCATTTTTATATTGGAGCAAAATTTTAAATCCCATAGTGGATGTTGCAGTGGGTACCACAGGCACTGTTGAGATAGTATTACCTGAAGCAATTACCGGTAATTTACCTATATCAATATTAACTGCTACCAACACATCTACCGTTGTTACTTCAAATATTTAAAAATGAGTTTACCGTCTATACAAATTTGTTTTGTAGACAATGTCTGGGTCAAACAAATGCATTTTCAAAAAAAAGATGATGCTATACCTGGCCATCGTCACTTACATGATCACATGACCTTGTTAACTCAAGGCAAGTTGATGATAATTATAGATCATAAGGTCACAGAATACACTGCCCCGCATATCATAGTCATACAAAAGGATCAAGAACATTTACTTACGGCATTAGAAGACAATACCATAGCATATTGTATTCATGCATTACGTGACAACGAAACCGGTGATATAGTATCCGAAGATCAAGTACCTAATGGTAGTTTATACTTTGGACCCGGTGGGCTTGAACCCTTAATTAAAAATATTGCTATTCAGAATTAACACAGAACAGTTTGAACTACCCGAAGAGTAGAAAACAATCAAAACATCCTGAAAAATTTATCCTTCGTCAGCATCCTTATAAATATTTACATATAATAAGAGACTCTACAATGACTCAACATCTATCAATCTGGTACTTAGATCAACTTCCACATGAACTGTGTAATTTAGCAATTAATGATTATATGCAGTTAAATACTCACGATGCTGCCATGGGACTCAACAGCGAATATACATCACATGCTGAACGCAATACCAATGTAGGGTTTGCTGATTATAAACATTGGTTCGGGCAAATTATGAGAAGATTTGGCGAACAGTCTAACAAAGAATGTAAATGGAATTACGAAATCACAGATCACGAATGTGTGCAATTTGCGCAGTACGGAGTCGGTCAACACTATAATTGGCACGTTGATATTTTTCCTCTTGCAGGACACCCAACTGAACGCAAGGTAACTGTTATTTGTTTACTGTCGGACCTTTCCGAATTTGAGGCTGGAGAACTACAAATACGACTCTATGCAGACTATACCGCCCCATTGGTAAAAGGATCAATTATTGCTTTTCCTTCGATTTTAGAGCATCGTGTAACTCCAGTTACTGCTGGGATTAGAAAAACTGCAACCATGTGGCTTTATGGTCCACGTTTTAAATAAACTTATCATATCACCCGTACATATAAATACTTGAAACTCGGAGTGATAATGTGTCTAGCACAATTACAAATTATAGTAGTCTAATTAATATAAATTTTCCTCAACCAGGGAAAGACAACGATACACAGGAATTTCGCAACAATTTTTCCAATATACAGAATGCTTTTGCTGTGGCTGGAAATGAAATTACCGATCTCCAGACCAATGGCGTAAAACTAACTGAATCTAATGATTATAACAACAGCATTTTAAAAAATGCAGTGTTACAAAATTACAGTGAAACAGTGTACGACGGCGGAATATTAACTACATCAGGCTATGTAACTGTAGATTATACCCTAGGGGTTTATCACAAATATCGAGCAAATACCAATTTATCCTACGAGTTCTATATTACAAATTGGCCCGCAGATGGTAATTATGGAAAATTAATGCTGGAAGTTACTCCTATTAGTTCATCTGCTACTGTAATGACCATAACCAACGCTACTTTAATAGGGACAACCAGTTTCCCTCGAACCTACAGACAAACTACCCCAGTTATCTACGAAGTATGGACTACCAATAATGGGGCAACTATATACGCCATTGAGATCACCAGTGTCTAGTACAGTCACCCAAGTTAGCAGCAAAATTGATATAAATTTTCCGGTTGCTGGAAAAGAAATCACTAGTTCTCAAGGATTTAGAACTAATTTTAATAGAATTCAATCAGCATTTTCCATTATCGGACAAGAAGTTGGTAAGTTACAATTAACTTCAGCGAAATTAAATGCCAGCAACGACTTTGGATATAACCTTATCAACCGAGCAAAATTAGAAAATAACAGTTTAAAAATAAACGATCTTTCTGCTGTTTCGAGTGGAATAATCGATTTTGATATCACACAGGGCAACTATCAAAAATGCACTGTTGATTCTGGATACTATACCTTCAATGTCACAAATTGGTCTCCAAAAAATATCTATTCAAGATTGAGACTTGAAGCAAACTGTAATACCACTTCAACCTCTACTATAAGTTTTGCAGGTAATGTAACCTTTATTGGTACACAAACATCTGAAATTTCATTTGATGGACAAACTCCTTGTTTTTGGGATGTATGGACTACTGATGGTGGAAAAAACATCTCCGTATATCTACGTTCAAATGCGGAAACAACTGGTGGTAATAAAGTAAAAGGTCCTATTCCTCGGATTACATCCTTTCATCCCAACAACGGAACATATCTCGGCGGAACAGTGGTTATAATGACTGGAACAAATTTTACATCAACATCCACCACTACCACTGTGCTAATGAACAATCAAGAGTGTGTTATAAATTCAATCAACACAACAACCATTACATTTATTACAGCACCCGGGTCGGGCTACACTCAAGTTGTGGTCATAACTCCTACCGGAAATACCTACGATCAAATTAAGGCTAGTTTTAGATACATTCCCCCTAACTCGCAATCGTCGCAATCAGGATTTTCAGGTGAAACGTTTACTGGTGATGCCAGTGGAGACAGTGCAGGCAGCGGTGCAAGCAGCGGTGCAGATAGTGGTAGCGATGCGGATTGTTAAGGAATAGTATGTTCAATCCTTTACTACCCGATCTATCCCGTCTTAAAGATCAAGATATCGAAGTTAAAATCAACGAGTTAATGAAAAAATACATGATAGCCTCACAGTCCGGACAAGGACATGTCTGCTATCAAATAGGGGTCATAATGGAATCTTATAAAGAAGAACAACATAAAAGATATATCCAGGCAAATCAAAAACTCACAATCCAAAATAAAAATCTGGACGATTATATCAACGTAGACCGTTGACATATATATGAAAAAACTGTATCATAACAGGATGCAGATCAACAAATTTGGAGCAGTTTCGGTTACAGAACAAGAAGCATTTGATGCTTTATATTCTGGTAAGATTAAAGATTTCTCCAATCTCTATCTTGATCAATCCATAACCGAACAATTTAATCAGGCTCAAAAACTTAATAAAGATGATTTTAATAAAATTCAAGAGTTTTTCACTACTGACCACGATCTAACACAGTTTGATAAAAAATTTCAGGATCAATGGTTTATGCCTGAAGATTATAAAAGATTTGATATTGTAAATTATCTATTGAACTCGTGTAAAAACCAAATTGAAACCGATAGGGTACTAGAAGAATTAGAACTTTTTGTCCAACATGATATGATAAACGTACTTAATTACCTTAAATATCTAGTTGATGTTATGCGAGAAAATAACATTGTTTGGGGCGTAGGACGCGGTAGCAGTGTTGCTAGTTACTGCTTATATCTAATCGGTATACATCGTATAGACAGTATTCGGTATAACTTAGATATCCGAGAATTTTTAAAATAAGGAGATTATCATGGGAAGAACATATAGAAGCATGCAGGGTAAAGAAGTTGATATGGATAAACTAATGGGCAGAAACGAACTTATGCCAGCCATTGGCAATGCCAAAGTCAATGCTCGTGGTGATGAATTAGGATCCGGTGGACAAATTATTCGTAAACGCGAAGAAGTCATTGCAGAATATTACGATGATAATCCCAAGGCTATTCCTGAACGAAAAGCAGAAGAATCAGTTGAAACGATTCCAGAATCGGAACCAACAGTTTATAACGATACAGTTACCAAGAGGAACAAATGAAAGTAATAGGAAAAATTAGACCATTGCGCGATACCGTATTTGTCACCGATATGGTGTTTGATGAACAACGTACCTACGGTGGTATTATTCTACAAAATGATGACGGTAAATCACATGGCATTCGCCCACGCTGGGGAAGAGTATGGGCCACTGGATCGGAACAAACTCAAGTTCAAATTGGTGAATGGATTCTAGTCGAACATGGACGATGGACCAGAACCGTTACAGTAGAGACTGATACTGGAGATATCATCGAAGTTCGCATGGTAGATAACGATGCAATTATGATGATTGCCGATGAATTACCTTCCACTACTATTTAAAAATATTTGACTTTAAATAAATCCCATGTTATTATAGCAGCATGGGATTTAAGAAAAACTGGGATGTGGACTACATCCTCCGACAAATATACTCTGCTGCTAGAGAATGTAGCAGTCCATATAATGATGGCTTTACACAATGGGAAATCAAAAAAGATCTATACATGATCCAAGAAACCATTAATGATGCCATGAAAAAATGTTCAACCTTTGGCGATACTGAACAACAGTGGCTCAAGGATCGCGAACAGAGAAAAATTATCAAACTACTTAAGGACGAAGAATGATAAAAAAATTTAGATACTGGTTGAGAGACTGGTTGAGCAATATAGAGGAAAACAGGACTAGTATATCGGGCAGGGGGTCGGTTTTAATCAGGCAAGATGATGTAGGGCTAGAGGGACATCCAATGCGTCTCAATGTTTATCGTGCATCCGGTGGTATTGTTATTGAAGCAAGAACATATGATCCACAACGCGATCGTCATCACAACTCTCTTCACGTGATTACACACGATCAAGACTTGGCCACAAGTTTAGACAGAATCATCACTATGGAAAGTCTGCGTGGCTGATACTTGCAAAATCTGTAAAAAAGCGTATACTGCTGACTGCAACTATAAACAGGGGCGTTGTCCTCACCATCCACCAATTGACATTCAAAAACTCTTAAACTGGCTACAAGGAAAAAATGGTAAAAGAACTTTGGACTGAAAAATATCGACCGAAAACGGTAGACGGATATGTATTTAGAGATAATGCTCAAAAAAAACAAGTGCTTTCTTGGATCAAAGAAGGCAGCATTCCGCATCTGCTGTTAAGTGGTAGCCCGGGCATTGGTAAAACCACACTGGCAAAACTACTCCTGAATGAACTTGATATTCCTGAATATGATATTTTAGAAATGAATGCTAGCCGAGAACGCGGCATTAGTGAAGTTAGAGATCGAATTACCAACTTTATACAGATGATGCCTTTTGGCCCGTTTAAGGTTGTGCTACTCGACGAAGCAGATTATCTAACACCCGATGCTCAAGCAGCCATGCGCGGTGTAATGGAAGAATACAGCAGTACCAGTCGGTTTATCCTAACCTGTAATCATCCTAACAAAATCATCCCGGCTATTCATAGTCGTTGTCAGCAGATGCATTTTACGTCAATTGATCAAACGGAATTCACTGCCAGGGCTGCTATTATTTTGGCAGAAGAAAAAGTTGATTTTGATCTAGATACATTAGATACTTATGTTAAAGTAACATATCCAGATCTACGCAAATGCATTAATTTTCTATCACAAAATGTACAGAATAATAAATTAATCAGTCCTAACGACAATGATGTCGGCGTAGCAGACTATAAGATTGCCATGGTAGAATTGTTTAAAAAGCGTAAGATTAAAGAAGCACGTGAATTGCTTTGTAATCAAGCCCGTCCAGAAGAGATAGGCGAAATCTTTCGTTGGATGTATGATAATTTGGATCTATTTGGTGATACCGAAGATCAAAAAGATACTGCACTATTGATTATTAAACAGGGCATGGTCGATCATACACTAATTTCCGATCCTGAGATCAACCTTACGGCTACACTTATAAAATTAGCCAGAAATTTAAAATCTTGATAAAATAGATCGAATAGATGTAATTGCAGGTTGACATTCTATTCGATCTATACTCTATCGTTTACTTCTCGTCTTTGTAGATTTTCAATACTTCCCTTACTGCGGGATGTCTTTCTACGTCCTTGGTCTCAAACCTTGCCATAGCAATCATACGAAAATCACCTCCTTCACCGTATAATGTGCAAAATTCTAGCAATCCGTTTTCACGAGGACGATCTGCCTGATTTAGATCCCCAGTAACTATCATTCTACTACCTTCACCAATCCTAGTTAATAACATTTTCATTTGACTAGGAGTAGCGTTTTGCATTTCGTCTGCTATCACAAAAGCATCTTTGAAAGTTCTACCTCTCATGTATGCCAATGGTGATATTTCAATAACGCCATCTTCTAGCATTTTGGCTATGTCTTTAGGATGGTAATATTCCTCAAATACATCGAAAATTGGTCTTGTCCAGGGAGCCATTTTAGCATTTAGGTCTCCTGGCAAAAATCCATGTTCTTCATCAACTGATACAGCCGGCCTGGTTACAATGATTTTTGTAATTAGTCCTTCTTTATAAAGTTTGATGGCCATCTGCACCGCGAGCATTGTTTTGCCCGTTCCTGCAGGACCGATGGCGAATACTATGTATTTCTTTGGATTTTTTAACAACTCTAGATAATTTTCTTGACTGAGATTTCTCGGAACAATGTTTACCTGTTGCTTGCGTTTCAAGTAAGGCTTAATCTGAATTAAGTTACTAGTTGTTTCTTTACGGAATCTTGGATCTGCTTCCATATAAAACTCTTTCTCTCTTCTTTTGGCTCTAGACAATTTAACCTCCCAATAATGAAGAGTCAACCTGCATTGGTATTTAAGAAGCATGTTAAAATACGGCTCCAAATATAGTCAAAATTATCATTTACATTTTTAAGGATAAATACTTGATAAAGAGACTACACATGTCGCACGATATTATTGACGTAATTAAAAACCTACAGACCCTGAGCGAAAATAACAGTGCTTTTAAAGTTCTTAAAGACTTTGAAAGAGTTGTCGATGAACTCGATATCTATGTTTATAAAAACTGGGATGACGGCGAATTAGTGGTTGGCCCAAAAGTTAACCGACACAATGTAGAATGTAAGTTTATGTGGCCGAGAAGCGCCATGCCCGATCCCGAAGGCGGACGCAGATTGGCCGACTACGGATGCCAGGTTGTTTATGAAAAAAGCATTGTTCTCCTTCCAAGAAAAATTAAAGAACCTAGTGATTTTCGACCAGGCACTAAAAAAGGCAAGATAGATGCACATCCGGTTTGGTATGTTACTATTACCATGCCTAAAAAACTAATACAGGATGTGTCCGTAGGAAAAGAAAACAAAGATGATAACAGTCTAGCAGAACTGGTAAAATATCATTCCGAACAAATGAATCCAGATTCTGCAGCACAGGAGACTCCAGGCGATGCCCAAACAGAACCAGCGGCGTAATTTATCAGAAGGCCTTAGATCCGGCGATCTAAGAGACTATGTATCGGAAATATTTTCGATCGATCGCTATACCAGTAAAATGGGCGAAGACCAAGATATTATTGTACTGGGGTTCCGTGTTAAAGAAAAAAATCCTGCTGCCGACTTAATGGAATTCATTGAGAAGGGCTATGCATTTATCCTAGATGCAGACATGAGTACCGGGGAAGAAAACGACGGTCAATATCAGGTATTTGCAGAAATACAAAGAACTCCTGAATTAAAAAATCAATTAAAAGAATTACTAAACGGTATTGGTCAACTATGCGACTGCTATGATTGGAGATTCCGTTATCAGAAATCCCCAACTAGTGTTGAATTTAACGAAGAAACCATCATGGAAACTATTCCCATGACTAGCGACGAATATCAAGATAAAATGCTGGAAATTAAAAACGACGATGTAAAAGATTTCTTCGACCAGGGAAGTGCAGAAGTTGCACTGGAATCAGATAACACACTGATTTTTAGTAAACCCTACTCGGGTCCTATAGCAGCAAAATTCATTGCAATTGGCGATTACGATGTTGTAAAAGAACTGGTTCCAGGACGAATCAGTCTTGACGAAAGCAGTCAAAGCCAATGCTTGTTTTTAACAAAATATCTAGGCAACTATGAAATTAACAAAATAGGAAATAGATTCCTAATCTGTAACGGCGATAGAGGAATGATTATAGAAAAAGATAGGTGGTAACATGTGGCAATTACAATGGATGATCGGACTCCTTCCGGATTGGGTATTTCAACTTATTACAGCATTTGGTATTATATTACTAATAGCATCTCAATTCCTTAAACATATTCCCTTTATTAGTCAGTATAATCTACCTGCCTACGTATTAGGCATGATAATTACCATAACCGGTGTGTACTACGAAGGAATGCATAGTGGTGCCGAAACTTGGCAGGCTAAAATTAAAGATGTGGAGGATCGAGTTAAAGTAGCAGAAAATAAAAGTCGAGAAGTAAATACTGTCATTGAAACAAAGGTAGTGGAACGAGTTAAAATTGTTAAGGATACAAAAAATGCCAATAAAGAAACTGCAAAACTTATTGCCCGTCAGTTGGATGATCGGTGTGTTGTGCCTGAGTCTACTGTCGTGCTCATCAACAGTGCCAGTCAAAATGAAGTGGCCCGAGGCGCCAGCAGCACTGATG